GATAAAACTACTTCTTATTCTCTAGCAACTACCGATGTAGGTAAGTTTGTTGGTGTTGGAACAAGTGGCTCAATTACGATACCAAACTCTACGTTTGCGGCTGGTGATATTGTTTCTATTTTTAACAATACCACTGGAAATATTACGATTACTTGCTCAATTACAACTGCTTATATTGCTGGAACAAATACAGATAAAGATACGATGACGCTTGCTACTCGAGGCGTTGCAACCATTTTGTTTATTAGTGGCACTGTCTGCGTAGTTTCTGGCAATGTATCGTAAGGAATCGATATGAGTGGAATTATGGCCTTGCTGCTAGGTCGCATAGCGGCTGCTGGTGGCTACACCGTTATCCAGACGTTTACTGCATCCGGAACATGGACTGCGCCAACCGGAGTAACGAGCGTAGATTATCTCGTCGTTGCTGGAGCAGGTGGAGGAGGCGGTAATCATGCTGGTGGTGGTGGCGCTGGAGGTTTTCGCACAGGAACTGGTTTATCTGTAACAGCTGGAACTGATTACACAATCACTGTTGGTTCTGGTGGAGTTGGTGGAAACATAAATTCAGTTAATTCAACATCTGGCTCAAATTCTGTTTTTTCTACTATCACGTCTACTGGAGGTGGTAGAGGAGCACAAACTTCTGGAACTGGATTTAGTGTTGCTGCTGCAACTGGCGGTTCTGGTGGCGGTGGAGATGGTGAATCAAATACTACTGGTGCTGCTGGAAATACTCCATCCACATCACCTAGTCAAGGTAACTCTGGTGGAAATGGTGCTGGAACAACAAATAACCGAGGCGGCGGTGGCGGTGGTGGTGCTAGTGCTGTCGGTGGTAATGGAAGTTTATCTCCATCTGCTCCCGGAGGAAATGGTGGAAATGGTGGGAATGGAACCGCATCATCAATTAGTGGAAGTTCAGTTACCTATGCCGGAGGTGGTGGTGGTGGTGCATTTACTGGTGGAACTGCTGGAACAGGTGGTTCTGGAGGTGGAGGCGCTGGTTCTGTAAGTACAAATGGAACAAACGGAACTGCTAACACTGGTGGTGGCGGTGGAGGTGGTGGTGTTGGAGGAACTGGAGGAGCTGGCGGCTCTGGAATCGTCATTCTGTCCTACACCGTAGCATCACAGACTGTCTTTACCTTTAAGTCATCTACCAAGTGGACTGCCCCGGTTGGTGTGACCAGCGTGGATTATCTCGTTGTCGGCGGCGGGGGAAGCGGTGGCCGTGATGGTGGCGGTGGTGGCGGTGCTGGTGGCTTTCGCACAGGGACAGGATTGTCTGTAACAGCTGGAACTGATTACACAATTACCATTGGTGCTGGAGGTACTGGATTAGCCGCTGGTGCAGCATCTAGAGGAAACGACGGTTCAAGTTCAACATTTAGCACTATTACGTCTGCTGGCGGTGGAGCTGGTGGTGCTTATGCACTAACAGGAAATAATGGTGGTTCCGGTGGTGGTGGTTCTGGTGGACCGGGGCCATCATTTATTGCTGCTGGAGGAACTGGAAACACTCCGAGCACTTCTCCAAGTCAAGGAAACAATGGAGGTGCTGGATATACAGATGCCGCAACGTGGTCAGTCGGTGGAGGTGGCGGCGGCTCTGGAGCAGCGGCAACAAACGTGGCATCGCCTTATTCTGCTGCTGGGAACGGCGGCAACGGCACAGCTTCATCAATTTCTGGTTCGTCCGTAACTTATGCTGGCGGTGGTGGTGGCGGCGGAGACTCCAGAGCAACTCCATCAACGCGTGCTGGCGGATCAGGCGGTACAGGTGGCGGTGGCAGCTCAAACTCTGCGCCATCATGGACTGGAAATAATGGAACTGCCAACACTGGAGGCGGTGGCGGTGGAGGTGGATTTTTGTCACCTAATCCGGGTGCAGCATCAGGCTCAGGAGGATCAGGCATCGTTATCATCAAGATCAACCAATAAGGATATTCATGCAAAGCAAAGTCTATCGATACTTTGGAATTAATACGGCAATGGAGCTTCTTCGTCCCGGAGCCAAATGGGAGATAAGCAATAATATATTTACCCGTTGGGAAGATCCAAGACCTTGCCCTAGCATGGATGAAGTCAACTATGTAATGGAGAAGATCAAAGAGTTTGAAAATGCAATTCCGACTATTTGGCTTCCTGAACAACTAGAGGAAATTACAGCACAGGTTAAAGAGATTGAGGATGCAATGACATGATCCATAATCTCTTTCCTATACCTATCGGGATGTTTGATCTAGACCGTGAACTTACTGACGAAGAACTATTATTTGCCAGAGGTCAGGAAACTAGACCAAATGAAGGAAATTTAACCAGTGTAAATAACTTTGTTCTGAGAGATATGACTTCTCTTAGAGGCTGGATTGAAGATTGTGTCTCAGAATACTTTAAAGCAACAACCGATCCTAAGCATGACGTTCATTTAAGGATTACTCAGAGTTGGTTTAATTATTCTGAGCAAGGTCAATGGCATCATAAACACGCGCATCCGAATAGCTTTGTTTCTGGCGTGTTTTATTTGAATACTAATCCAGACGATAAGATTTATTTCTATCGTTCAGGATGGCAGCAAATTAAGTTTCCACCTGAGAACTGGAATCCGTATAACTCAGAATCATGGTGGTTTGAGGCTATAAAAGGACGATTGATACTATTTCCTTCATCGCTTGAGCATAATGTACCTACGGTTCAAGGTGATGATGTGCGTATTAGCTTAAGTTTTAATACGTTTCCTGTAGGAATTGTTGGCGATGAAATGTCGCTTACTGGTTTGAAATTGGAGGCTTAACGTGGCGCATTTCTGTGAACTTGATGCAAACAATATCGTACTGCGAGTAATCGTAGTAGATAATAAGGATACGTCAGACGCTAATGGAGTTGAAAAAGAGCACATTGGCGCTGCTTTCTGTGAGCGTTTGTTTGGTGGTACTTGGAAGCAGACAAGTTATAACGGTAATTTCCGTAAAAACTATGCTGGAATCGGATATACCTATGACTCAGTTCTTGATGCTTTTGTGCCTCCTCAGCCTTATCCAAGCTGGACTCTTGATACTAATGCTCAGTGGCAGCCTCCTGTGGCAATGCCTACAGACGGTCAAATGTATTCTTGGAATGAAACTAACCAAACATGGGATGTAATGGCTCAAAATGGCTAATTACGTTGATTACGACTACTGGACGCAAGGGTATGGCGAAGGTGACTTAAGCCAGCCTGATCGTTATGTAGTTGCTGGTTATTGGACTGACGGTTACGCCCAATACGAGGATGATACTGCTACGGCTAGTGTTACTGGTACGGCTACGGTAATTGCTTCTGGTACAGTAATGTATATGGGTTCCGCTGCTGTTACGGCAACTGGAACAATGTCGGTTACTCCAGTTGATGTTTTAGTTGGAACTGCATCTGTTACTGGAAATGCAACAGTATCGGCTAATGCTGTTTATGTAGCTACATCATCGGCTTCAGTTAATGGAACTGCAACTGTTACGGCATTGGGTTCATATTCAACGACTGGCGCTGCTTCTGTAGTAGTGGCTGCTTCTGTAGATGCTGCTGGAAATATCATTGGTTACGAGTGGACAATAGTTCCTGATGAAGCTACGACTTGGGTTAAGCAATGAGGCAAAAAATCATATTTGGGGAATGGCTGCCAGATCAACCGGGTGTAAGTGGTTCGGTTATGGAAGCTGTAAATTGTTACCCTGTTACTAACGGATATGCCCCATTACGAGATGCCGCTGACTATTCTGACGCTTCTGGAGAAATTCTGCTCATTGCTTTTGCAGGTAAGTCTGCTGGTTCTTCCTCTTTATTTGCTGCTAGTGCTACTTCGATTTATAAGTTCGACTCTAGTGATGCAAGCCTTGATCCTGTAAAGACTTCTTATTCTGCTGTAGAGGCATGGGACGTTACTCAGTTCGGTTCTAAGCTAATTCTGGCTAACGGAGCTAACAAACTCCAATATTGGGATTTAGGTGGCTCTACAACTGTTTCAGACCTATCTGCTGCTGCTCCTACGGCTAAGTATGTCACTGTTGTTCGTGACTTTGTGGTGGCTGCTAACGTAGGCGGTGAAGAAAGCAAGGTCTATTGGTCTGACATTAACGATGAAACAGACTGGACTCCCGGTGCTGCTTCTCAGGCTGATACTCAGGTAATTCCTGATGGTGGGGATATTATCGGTTTAGCTGGTGGTGAGTACGGATTGGTGTTCTTGGAACGTGCTATTTACCGGATGACGTATTCTGGTAGCCCGTATTTCTTCCAATTTGATGCTATTTCTAGGACTCTTGGGTGTCTTTCTAACGGTTCTATTGCTCAGTTCGGTGGTTTGACGTATTTCTTAGCTGATGATGGTTTTTACGTCTGTGATGGTCAGACAGTTAAGAATATTGGGCTAGAAAAGGTCAATAGATGGTTCTTTGAGAACGCTATTCCTGACCAGTTAATCAATGCCATTAGCTCAACAGT